AAAGAGCGCCCCCCCAAGTCCAAGAAAGAGACCACCACAACCCCGGCTTCCGAGTTGGAAAAGATGCGCAAACGAAAAGGCGCGGCAGAAAACGAACAGAAAGAACGCGTCGAGAAAGTTATCCGCGAAGAGCTTCTCAGGTTTTTCAGCAAGAGGTAAGGGTGAATATAATAGGATTAGGTAACGCCGGCTGTGCAATAGCCGAAGGCTTCGGCCGATACCCACAATATAAAATCTTTCAAATCGACACCGGGCCCGAGAGTGATTTTGACTTTATTGATCAATATGGAGATGCCGAGGTCGAAAAAAAGACATACAATATAAAGAGGCAAGAAAGTCCAGAAGAATATGAGACCAGCACTCCTTCTTTAAAAGTTTTTTTTGGAGACATGTCTGGACAAGCGCTTCTGGTGATCGGCGGATCAGGACACATTTCGGCTATGTGTCTGAGGATTATGGAACAAATAAAGGACAAATGTGAATTAAGTGTACTTTATATAAGACCAGATGTGTTTATGCTGGACGAGACAAAACGACGCCACGAGAAGGTATCTTATAATGTGTTGCAGCAATATGCTCGCTCCGGAGCAATAAAAACTCTCTATCTGGTCGCGAACACAAATTTAGAGAATATTCTTGGCGAAGTTCCAATAATGGGATATTATGATAAGTTAAATAAGTTGCTGGTGTCAACCTTACATATGGTTAATGTCTACAAAAACACAAAGCCAATAATGGGCTCCCTTGCCTCTCCGAGCAAAGATTCTACAAAGAAAATTTGTACAGTTGGAATCTTTGATATCGAGAAAAATGAAGAAAAGTTGTTTTTTCCCCTTGACACGGTACGAGAAAAGGGTTATATTTATAGTATCAGTAAGGGGAAGCTTCAAACGAGCAGTGATCTTCACAAGATGATCAGAAACCAGATGAAGGAAAAATCTCAAGATGACGATGTAAATGTTTCTTTTGGGATATTCCCCTCTGATTACAAGACGGACTATGGCTATGTTTTAGCGTATAGTCCAAACATCCAAAACTAGTAGAACAGGAAATTTGCTGTTCTAACTCTAACCACAACAAAAAGGAAAATAAAAAATGGCTATTGATCTAAATAAAATGCGCTCCAAATTGGAAGCGCTTAAAAACCGAGGCGAGAAGGATTCTGCTTTCTGGCGACCGGAAGACGGCGAACAAACAATTCGTATCGTTCCAACCGCTGATGGCGACCCCTTCAAAGAGTATTGGTTTCACTACAACTTGGGTAAGAACCCCGGCTTTCTCAGCCCGAAGCGCAACTTCGGTATTGAGGATCCTCTGAATGATTTTGTTCGTCAGCTTTTCAACGAAAAGACCGATGACTCTATCAAGATGGCTAAGGATCTCATGGCCCGTCAACGTTTCTTCGCACCTGTATTGGTTCGCGGAGAGGAAGACAAAGGCGTTCGCATCTGGGGCTTCGGAAAGATGGCCTATCAGGAACTTTTGAACCTTGTGCTCAATCCTGAATATGGTGATATTACCGATACTGAAGCAGGTACTGATCTTGTCCTCAAATATGGTAAGCCAGCAGGAGCACAATTCCCGCAGACTACCTTAACCCCCCGTCGTCGTACTTCACCGCTGTGTGATGAAGCCGTCGGAGGTCCCGAGAAGTGCGCGGAGCTTCTTGAGAGTATTCCAGACTTTGATGGTCTGTTTACCCGCAAAACCCCCGAGGAGATTCAAGTTATGCTAGACGAATGGCTAGCCGGCGAAGATGAAGGCTCGGAGGATGTTGTCAAATACGACAGCAAGGGCTCGACAACTTCGGTTGATTCGGCCTTCAACGAACTAATGAATGCATAATAGGAGAAAATGAATATGTTTAGTTTTATTAATCGTGATCGCGTTTTTGGTGTGATCTTTGGTGCAGCACTCATCGGAGCAGCCTTCTTATTGACAGGTTGTGGCGAGGAGGCTTGTGAGGACACTAGCGACACCGCTACTGAATGCACATCCACGACCACCACTGGAACTAGTACTGCTACGTCTAGTACCGAGACAGGAACCACGACCACTGGGACTACCAGCACTGGGACTACCAGCACTGGCACCGGAACTACTAGTACCGGTACTGGAACTGGCACCACGACTGGTACCTGATTAACACGACCCGCAGGAAGGCATGGGGTTATAGATGCCTTTATTTAAACAAAAAGGAAAAAATTGATATGTTTGAAAACATGAATAACTCAAAAAAGGCCGCTCTCATCGGCATTATCGGCGCTGCATTCGCAGCCCTGTTCTACTTTGTTGGAAATCTTAATTCTAACAGTGCGGAAACCGAAATTGCAGAGAATGACAAGCTGGCCGTGAAGGTTGTCGACGAGTCGATTACTCGCGACAATGCAGAGACCAAGAATACTGAAGTCACTGCTGAAAAGGTTATTACTACTGACGACGAGACTGTCGAAGAAGTGGTAGTGACCCCAGAGCCTTCTGATAGAAAAGAGGACTAATCCCCCAACCGCAGGAGGGCATGGGTTTACAGATGTCCTAACTTTTTTAATTTGGAGGGAAAATGAGTTTTTATAAGAGGATTCAAGCTTTGCAGCTTGATGACAGTACCAACGTAAATCTTACTTGGGAAGAGGGAGTCGATGTACATCACTACACCGACGATTATTTAGATGAGGCAGTTGTTGATACCGGGATTGCCCAGACCTTGGCGGAGGCAGTCGCCGAAGGCCCACTATATGAGACCGGTAACGATATTTTAGATGAAATGCGCGATGAAGGCCTGCTCGACGAATATGAGCGGGGCAGTGAAGACTTCACCAATTTCGTTGCCGAAGTTATTGCGACAGAACACTGGAATTACGATTGGCTTGATTATTCAACAGAGAAGTATGATCATAAGCGAGGCTTTACTACCTTTACACTCGACTTCGATGTGAAGGCCAGCGACCTTAAAGATCACCCAGATGCTTTTATTGGTTGGACCGCTTCGGTTCGTACTGAAAACGGTACACTGACACTGGATGCGTAACATGGCTAAAACAAAGAAACAGAAAGCAGGAAAGCTTTCTATCGCAGACATGCGAAAGATTATTAATAAGAAAGCGGGTATCACCGTAGCTCATGACTTAGGCGGGTCAAACCCCACCGAGGTCAAAGAGTGGATCCCAACTGGTTCACGCTGGCTAAACTCCATCGTTTGTCGAGGCAAATATGCTGGTATTCCAATTGGCAAAATCAGCGAAATTGCTGGACTTTCAGCTTCAGGTAAGTCATATATGGCGGCTCAGATAGCAGGCAATGCCCAGAAGATGGGGATTGACGTTGTTTACTTCGATTCTGAATCTGCTGTAGACCCTAGCTTTTTGTCAGGAGCCGGCTGTGATGTGGAAAACTTACTCTATATCCAAGCACAGTCGGTCGAATTCGTTTTGGAGACCATTGAAGAGCTTTTGGCGGGCAATGAAAATCGAATGTTATTCATTTGGGATTCTCTCGCTATGACACCAGCCATTACGGATATCGAGGGTGATTTCAACCCTCTTTCCAGCATGGCTGTTAAACCTCGTATTCTATCAAAGGGTTTTGCTAAGCTTGTGGTTCCGATTGCCAACGCGCAATCAACCTTGCTTATTCTAAATCAGTTGAAGACCAACATCACAAGTAATATTGCAGAAGCTCGTTTGGAGCCCTATTTCACCCCCGGTGGAAAGGCTGCAATCTATGCTTACTCTCTTCGGATCTGGTTAACAGCCCGTCGAGGAAAAGCGAGCTTCATCTATGATGATAAAGGCTTCCGTATCGGTACAGAGGTCAAGGCAAAGATTAAGAAGTCTCGGTTTGGCTCGGATGCCCGAGAGTGTACTTTTAAGATTATGTGGGCTGGTGAGGATGTGAAGATTCAAGATGAAGAATCGTGGTTGGAAGCAATTAAGAGTTCCAAACATATTACTAACGCCGGCGCATGGTTTACGCTCGTCCACGAAGATGGCTCCGGAGAAAAGTTCCAAACGGCTACTTGGATGAAAAAGCTTGAGGACGAAAAATTCCGAAATAGAATTTTGCAGATTATGGAAGAAGAAGTCATTCTCAAGTTTGAGAAGAAAGAAGCGGACGCAAAAGAGTTTTACGATATTGATGGAGAAGATGAATAAATCTCATTATCCTCCGTCTAATAAAATATTGGAGGAAATAAAATGAGTCTTTTATTATGTTTGGGTCTTTTAACGGGATGTGTTCACACGCATCATACACACCATGCCCATCACCACGTCGCACCAGCGCATGTCCATAACCACAATTGTGGCCATACGCATCATGTGGTTGTGAAGAAACCTGCGCCGAAGGTCGTCGTTCGCCACAGCCAGCCTCGCAAGCATGTGGTACATACAAAGCCGCGAAAACGCCCTCATCGACATTAAAATAATTTTGTTCTTGACAAATCCCTCTGATCATGCTATATTATAGAAGATCAGGGGGATTTTTATGAAACGCGTAGTAGTAATTGACGCATTAAATATGTTTATTCGGAATTACATTGTTAATCCGATGATATCGACCAACGGCAACCCAATTGGAGGGGCTGTTGGTTTTCTTAATTCAGTTAAAAAACTGATGAGAGAGACAAAGCCAGACCAAGTTATTATTTGCTGGGATGGCGCGGGTGGTTCGCAAAAGCGCCGCCAAACAGTTAAAGAGTATAAGCAGGGCCGCAAACCCCTGCGTAAAAACTATAAAGTTGAGGGTATGTCAGAGCAATCCGAAAAGGAGAATATGGTCTGGCAACAGCGTATCCTTATGGAAATGCTCAACGAAATGCCAATCATCCAGCTTATGTTAGACAGGGTAGAGGCAGACGACATCATTTCTATGATTTCAGGCTCGCCTAAATATAAAGGTTGGCAGAAGGTGATTATCTCATCAGATAAGGACTTCCTCCAGCTACTAGACGGAGAAACGGTGTTGTATCGCCCCATCCAGAAGAAGGCATGGACGAAAAATACCGTTATTGAAGAATACGGAATCTCGCCGGAAAATTTTGTCCTTGCCCGGGCTATTGCCGGCGATAAGTCCGACAACCTCGCAGGAATCAAAGGCGCCGGCCTGCCAACTATCGCCAAGCGTCTGTCTTTCCTTATAGACGATGAGATGCATACACTTAATGAAGTTTACGATCATTGCGCCAATGCCGAGGGAAAACTTAAGTTTTTCGAGAGAATTGTAGAAGATTGGGATAGGGTAGAGACAAACTACAAAGTTATGAATCTCACCCCACCAAGCATTTCGGTGCAAGGCCGCAAAAAGATCAATTACGCTCTTGATAATTTCGAGTTCGAATTGAACGCAACGGAATTAAAATGCGCATCAGTCGACCATGGCTTCGGTTCTTATGATTGGTCCGAGCTTATGGCGATGCTCCGCGGAGTGGTCGAGAAAAACAAACTAGTTGCTTGACAGCGACAGTAAAATAGGATATATTATATATCTACGGGGGATTAGTGAACAAAGATAAGCCTAGCTTTAGTAAATATGGTAAGGACTTTCAAGAATCACTATGTCAAATGATATTACAAGATCGGCCGTTCGCGGACCAGATCTCGGAAGTCTTGGACATTGGTTTTTTGGAATTACGTTACCTGCGTGTATTCGTACAGAAAATTTTTGAATATCGGAAAAAGTATGAGGTTCACCCCACATACAAAACGATGATCTCAATTATCCGAGCCGACATTGAAGATGAGAATGTGGCCACACAACAGCAGCTTCGCAATTACTTTGCTCGCATCCACGATACACAAGTAAACGGTTCAGAGTATACAAAGAACATTGCGCTTGATTTCTGCCGCAAACAAAAGTTGAAGGAGGCGATGATTAAGTCGGTTCCCTTGCTTGAGAAGTCGTCTTTTGACGAAATTGCCAAAGTTATCAATGACGCGATTAAAATGGGTGATCCTTCAGATTTCGGTTATGACTATTTGAAGGATTTCGAGAAACGATTCGAGATTAAGGCTCGAAACCCAATTACTACAGGTTGGCAGCAGGTCGATGATCTCTGCCGAGGTGGTCTTGGTAAAGGGGAGCTTGGAGTTGTTATTGCACCTACGGGTGCAGGCAAGTCAATGGCTTTGGTTCATTTAGGGGCCCAAGCTATCAAGTTGGGCAAGACTGTAGTGCATTATACTTTGGAGTTAGCCGACACAGTTACGGCGAGTCGATATGACTCGTGTATCACTAAGATTCCCTTGAGCCACCTGCATTCTTTCAAAGAAGAAATTTATGAGCAGGTTCAAGATATGGAAGGAACCCTTATCGTTAAGGAATATCCAACCAAGTCGGCCTCCACCCGGTCTTTGCGAACACACCTAGAAAAACTCAGAATGCGAGATATTATACCAGATATGGTTATTATCGATTACGGTGATTTATTACGGCCAATTTCTGGAAAAAACGAGAAAAGACATGAGTTGGAATCTATTTATGAAGAGATGCGAGGACTGGCGCAAGAATTTAATTGCTCCTGCTGGACAGCCTCTCAAACCAACCGGTCAGGACTCAATGCAGAAGTTATCACAATGGAATCCATTTCAGAAGCTTTTAACAAGTGCTTCGTGGCCGATTTCATTTTTTCACTTTCGAGAACAGTAGAAGATAAACAATCAAACACAGGAAGACTTTTTGTCGCTAAGAACAGAAACGGTCCTGACGGCCTCATATTCCCCATCAACATGCAAACAGCCAATGTCAGCATCGAAGTTTTATCGCCCACTGGGGAAGAGCAGGCACTTTTGTCATCGAAAGATCAGGGAGAAATATTGAAAGAAAAATATAAGAAATTTAGACAAAAACAAAAGAATAGCAAAAAAGGAGAAAGTACATAATGGAAATCGCATCTAGCATTTTGTCAGACATCACGGTTCATATGAAATATGCACGGTATTTAAAAGGTAGCCACCGCCGCGAAAGTTACGAAGAATTGGTCGACCGCAACAAATCCATGCATATTAAAAAATTTCCAGACCTAAAAGGTGAAATTGAGGAAGCTTATAAATTTGTCTATGACAAAAAGGTCCTCCCCTCTATGCGATCTATGCAGTTTGGTGGCAAGCCCATTGAGGTTGCACCCAACCGCATATTCAACTGTGCGTATTTACCAATCGACGATATTCGCGCTTTTGGAGAAGTTATGTTTCTCCTGCTCGGAGGTACGGGCGTCGGCTACTCAGTACAATGCCATCATGTGGAAAACTTACCAGAAATTTTAAAGCCTAGCGGGAAGAGAACATACCGGTATCTCGTTGGGGATTCCATCGAGGGGTGGGCAGATGCGGTCAAGGCGCTTGTGACTTCCTATTTCCGCGGCACATCAAAACTGCGTTTCGATTTCTCCGATATCCGGCCCAAAGGTGCACGCCTCGTGACATCCGGTGGGAAAGCACCCGGACCACAACCATTAAAAGAGTGTTTAGTTAAGTTAGAGGGCATGCTTGAAGCAAAGGAAAATGGAGACAAACTCAAGCCCATTGAAGTTCATGACATGGTTTGTCATATTGCCGATGCTGTCCTAGCTGGCGGCATCCGCCGAGCAGCGCTCATCTCCCTTTTCTCCGCCGATGATGGTGAAATGCTTTCATCGAAAACAGCAAATTGGTGGGAGAAAAACCCACAACGCGGGAGAGCCAACAACTCTGTGGCCCTTGTTCGACACAGGGTCACCAAAGACTTTTTTATGGATCTCTGGGAGCGTGTGAAGGCGAGTGGTTCAGGCGAGCCCGGCTTTTATTTTACTTTTGATAAAGATTGGGGCACCAACCCTTGTTGTGAAATCGCATTACGACCGTTTCAATTTTGTAATTTAACAGAAGTCAACGTCTCAAGTGTGGCCACGCAGGAAGAATATGAAGCCAGAGTCCGGGCCGCTTCTTTTATCGGCACCCTACAGGCCTCCTACACTGATTTCCATTACCTACGCCCAATATGGCAAAGAACAACTGAAAAGGATGCACTAATCGGAGTTTCTATGACGGGGATTGCTTCTGGAGAAGTGCTCAAATTGGACATGAAGGCGGGCGCAAAAGTAGTCAAAGAGGAAAATAAAAGGGTATCGGAGTTGTTGGGGATCAATGCCGCCGCCCGGACGACCTGTGTTAAGCCCGCCGGCACCACATCTTTGACGCTCGGCACTTCATCTGGCATTCACGCTTGGCACAGTGATCACTATATCCGCCGAATTCGCGTGGGAAAGAACGAAGCCATTTACCAATACCTCCAAGAGAATCACCCAGAGCTAGTCGAAGATGAATATTTTCGCCCCCACGACACGGCTGTTATCTCGGCCCCGCAGAAGGCCCCAACCGGCGCCATCACGCGTTCTGAAAGCGCTATCGAACTTCTTGAAAGAGTCAAGAGGGTCAGCACGGAGTGGGTGCGTACTGGCCATTGGAAGGGGCAAAATACCCACAACGTGAGCGCAACCATTACTATTAAAGAAGACGAGTGGGATGTGGTCGGTGACTGGATGTGGAACAACAGAGAGAGTTACAACGGGCTTTCAGTTTTGCCCCATGCGGAACACACATATGTGCAGGCACCGTTTGAAGATTGTGACGAATTAACATATAAGTGTATGATGAAGAGTTTAACAGAGATTAATTTAATTAACATTGTTGAGGCCCAAGATGATACAAACCTGCAAGGAGAGTTAGCTTGTGCAGGTGGTGCATGCGAAATTTGATAAATAACTTGACTTCTCAGCAAGTTAGTGTTATATTTTAGATAAGGAGTTATTTTATTATGGTATTAGAACCTAAAAACAATTGGATTCAAGTTGAGCTTTCTTTCGACGAGAAAGAAGAGGAAATTGAGAAAAGTCTTATTACCCTGCCGGAGAGTTACAAGCCTGCCGAAAAGCCATATAAGGCCGTTTCTGTAAAAAAAGATCCACTGGAGGATTATGTGTACGGAGATGTAATTGTGGTACCTTCCCACATTATTCGCGAGATTGAAATAAGAAAAAAAATATTTTATCTTGTTGAGAGGGGACATGTAATGGCGTCGATTGTGGCGCCCAATTTTGACGGTTCCGGAACCTTCCTCGAATTGCAAAAGGGGCCCAAGTGAAACAAAAAGCCAAAAATGAGATATTGGCTCTGACCGCGGTTGCTTATGTCAAAAAGCTTATGTTAGGCATATGCCTCTCAGCGATGGCAGCAGCAGTCGTAATTAAATATTTTTTATAAGGAGATAGTAAATGCTATTAGAAAAACCAGTGTTCAAAATGTATATCAAGGATGGGTGTCCATTTTGCGACCGTGCCCGAGATTTTGTGTTGAGTGAATTGAAGACAAGTTTACACTTGATTAATATCACCGACCAGCCCGATGTGCATAACGTAATCAAAAAAGAAACAGGCCAGAACACAGTGCCAGCAGTTTATCTTGGTGATGAATTTGTTGGTGGTTGTGATGATCTGCTCAGCCTGAAAGAATCAGGTGAACTGGAGACCCGAATTTTAAAGGAAGAAAATAGAATTCTTTACGATGAAGTTCAGCGTCTTAGGAGGAGCTTGTAATGGCGAAAGTTAAAGGCCATGGCTGGGCCCCCACCCCGCATGCAAAGAAAACCAAAATCGGCCGCGGAAAGAATTCAAAATATAAGGCCTTGGGGTCCAACGGGACGGTCCCAAAGGGGTATCGAAAGAGGTATCGAGGACAAGGACGAGGATGAAACGCCCATATCTAACAGCATTGTTGGGTGGACTGTCCATCGGTCTTATCCCCTCTTGGGTCGTTTCGTGGTTAACGGAACTTATCCCAAGTCTCAAGCCAGAAGAGCTACAAATTGTGTCCGACTTCTTTTCGCAAGGAATAGGCCCGCTCCAGATCATATTTTTTATGATAATCGTTTTTCTGGTACCACCAGCAGAAGAGGCCATCTTCCGCGGCGCCCTTTGGAAACTCTTTGAGTGGAAATTGTCTCCATATTGGACTTGGATCTTAATTTCCCTGCTGTTCGCAGCGGTTCACATGGAGCCACTTCACATTATCGGTTTGCTACCATTTAGCTTCTTTGTGGGATGGCTTAGATACAAAACTGGTTATATAGGGCCTTCTATTCTGGCTCACATTGCCAACAACGCGACGGGATGTTTATTAATGACGTTATGAGCCGGAAGAAGGAGCTAGTTTTTGAAAAGGACGAGATCGTGATCGGGGGAGACCTCCGAGCATTATTGCACTCTTTCTCTTATAACGTTCCAGTGATTTATTCCAGTTTGCGACCACCGCTTCGATTTGATAGATTTGATAAGTTTCCCAGCGAGTGCCTAGGCCCGTTGGGATTTTCGTGTGCTCAGACCTGTACGCCTAGGCAAGTTTGGGAGAGGCTTGTATTTCTTTTGGGGTTATCCGGTTTAATGCCGATAAACAATCCCGAGAACACTCTTCGAGTAACCGAGAACCAGCTTTCAGTTTCGGCGAACTCCAGAGTAATTAAATTTAATTTTAACAAATTGGTGATTTATGAAGATGAAGGGATTGCGGGACTTACGAGAGTTACGAAAGAAAAGAGAGAGAAGAACCGCGTTATTGATTGGGTCAATGTGCGTAGTGGATGTCGTCATGATCATACTTATTTGGAAGATGATGACGATTTCGTAAAAGAGATATATTTTTATCCCACCGAGAGATCTGACAATAAAAAATTAAAAGATTTGGCAGCAGTTTCTTATTTAACCGATGAGCAGTTGCGGGATTTTGATTTTTCTGACACGATGGCCAAATTTAAAATTAAGAAAATGATGAAAGAAGCGGGAATTAGGGGCGCAAGGAATGGAAGAGACGTAAACCGCCCAGATCACTATAAGTATTACGCCATCAAGGTTGAGCCAGCAGAGCGTCAAGTCTTGCGAGATGTAGTCCGTTATTACGAACCAGACGAACGTTTTGAGTTTCGTTATGATACGGTTGAAGAACTTCTCGCCCGAGGCTCAAGACCCAAAGGATATTTAAGTAAATTATGTGAGGTAATTTGAGTTTCCATTTAGCAGGCATTATCCCCATCGTAACAAAACCCATGGATTTTTGTATGGATTGGCATGACTGCCTGATGCCGCTCGCACCTAACTTTTATGCGATTGAGAGGGCGGTATTAGAATGTGCTTACGCAGGTAGCGAAACGATATGGATAGTGGCCAACGATGATACCACTCCGCTGATAAGGCACAGGCTGGGGGATTACGTTCAAGACCCAGTATGGATCGGCCGGATGAATAAATACCCGTCGCAGAGCAGGAAGCCAATTCCTATTTTTTATGTTCCATGCCCCGCAAAACATGCGAACAAGAGTCACTGCATTTCGTGGACCATTCTCCACGGCGCCCAAACTGCGTATAATATAAGCGCCAACCTGAGTAAATGGTTCGCCCCAAATCGTTTTTATGTGTCTTTCTGCCATGGCGTCTATCCTCCGAAAATTTTAAGGCCCGTTCGCCGAGAGATATCAACTGATTCTAACTTTGCGTTGACATTTGATGACAAATCCTTTGCAACAGGTGATATGTTAGGTTTTACCTTTAATATAGAACAAATGAATCAAGCGGTCGACACGTTCAGAGAGGTTGATAAGAGCTTATTGTGGGGGGAAGAACTTGAAAATGAAAAAGAATACTATCAAGACAACTTTACGCTTGACAAAGTGTTTGAACATGTTATATTATATAGTAATGAAGGGTTAGAGCTTCCTTGGTTCCATCAGATCGATGATTGGGAGAATTATTGTCAATTCTTGGCATCTTCCGAAAAATCCGAGATGAGACATCCGGGGAAACTAATTATATCCTATCGAGAATTTAATCCAGTGGGGGAAGATAGTGAGTAAAGAAGAAATTCCATTTGTGGGTTTGCATGCACATAGCGTAGCAGGCTCTATTTTTGATGCCTTGGGGTACCCGCAGGAGCACATGAACTATGCCTATGAGAATGGTATGGACGCGTTGGCTCTTACGGACCACGGTAATATGAACGGCCTAGCATGGCAGGTTTTACACGCCAAGAAGATGCAGGCAGAGGGTAAGGACTTCAAGCCGATTTTTGGCTGTGAAGCTTATTTCGTGCCGTCTATATCAGAGTGGCGCGATGATTATGAAACGATCATGCAGGACAAAAAGGCTGCGCGAGCCGCCAAGAAGGATGAGACTTCCGGCGCGACTGTTGAAGATGAGGGGGCATCCAAAAAGGCCGCTCGTAGCATCCTTAACCGCCGGCGCCACTTGGTTTTGCTAGTACAGAACCAGACGGGTTTGAACAACCTGTTTAAGCTGATCTCCGAGTCATACCAGCCAGAGAATTTCTATCGCTACCCGCGACTGGACTTCGACCTCTTGGAGAAATACAACGAGGGTATTATTGCGTCCTCAGCGTGTCTTGGGGGTGTTTACGCTGGTTGCTACTGGGAGAACCGGGAGGAAGGCTCAGAGGCCGTTCTCGACGCCATGAGGGCCACTACTGAACGAATGCAGTCTATCTTCGGCGACCGCTGGTATGGTGAACTCCAGTGGAACAACATTCCCGAGCAGCACGAACTTAACAAGTATATTATACAGGTGTGCGAGGAGTATGGGGTTGAAATGATTTCGACCGCTGATTCACACTATCCTAACCCCGATGCTTGGCGCGACCGAGAGCTTTATAAGCGCCTTGGTTGGCTTGGCAAAGGCCGGCCCTCTTGGGGCGGCGATGGGGAACTACCTGTCGATGTTGACGAAATCGGTTATGAGCTATATCCGAAGAACGGCGACCAGATGTGGGAGTCCTATAAGAAGTACTCTGAGCTATGTGGCATAGAATATGACGATACACTGGTTTACAACTCTCTTACAACTACACACTTTATCGCGCACGACCGGATTGAATCCTTCCTGCCCGACAACACAGTTCGTTTGCCGGACTTTGTTATCCCAGTGGGTGAGACGGCCGACTCAGCACTCCGCAAGTTCTGCTTTGAGGGGCTGCGGTCCAAGAATTTGCACGAGAACGATGAATACACGGATCGTTTGGAAATGGAACTCACCGTTATTGCAGACCGAGGGTTCTCTAAATATTTCTTGACGATGAACGAAATCGCAACAATCACCAACGAAGTTATGCTTTCTGGCCCCGGCCGAGGATCAGCAGCCGGCTCACTGGTCGCATACGCGCTAGATATTACACAGGTTGATCCTCTCAAATATGGACTCCAGTTCGCACGATTCCTTCGTGCCGACGCTACGGACTATCCAGATATTGATTATGATGTAGCCGAGCCTATGGAACTGAAGGAACTTCTGGTTGACAAATGGGGCAACGATGTTGTCGCCCCAATCTCTAACTGGAATACACTCCAGTTGAAATCGCTTATTAAAGATATTTCTAAGCACTATGATATCCCTTTCCAAGAGGTTAACGCCGTTACTGGAAAGATGATGTTTGAAGCTACTGTCGCAGCTAAACAGAAACATGGAATTAAGGCTGGTGTATATGTGCCAACATTTGAGGAAGTAAAGGAGTTTTCGACAACTCTCCGCGCTTTCTTGGCCAAATACCCGAATGTCGCAACTCATGTTGATGCCTTATATGGTCAAGTCCGTTCTTGCTCCCGTCACGCTGGTGGCGTGGTAATCGCGGAAAACTTAGACCACCACATGCCTCTCATCTCTTCCAAGGATGTTCGACAGACACCTTGGTCAGAGGGGCAAAACGTCAGACATTTGGAGCCTATGGGCTTCATTAAGTTTGACCTTCTGGGGCTCTCCACTCTACGCATGATTGAGGGCGCGGTGCGCCATATTCTCAAGAGGTACGAGGGTGTTCAAGACCCATCTTTCAGTGATGTTCAGAGCTATTATAATAGTAAGCTCCATCCAGATGTCATTAACTTTAATGACCAGAAGGTCTATAAAAGCGTGTTCCAAAAGGGGAAGTGGGCTGGTGTATTCCAGTTTACTGAAACCGGAGCACAAAACCTATGTAAGCAGGTTCAGCCAACGAATCTTATTGATATCTCGGCTATTACCTCTATCTTCCGTCCCGGTCCTCTGTCGGCTAATGTTGATAAGCAATTTGTCAAGACCCGCCACGATCCGTACATGGTGAAGTATATCAACGACATTCATCGTGAGGTGACTGAAGAGACTAGTGGTTTCCTAATTTTTCAAGAGCAAATCGCTGAGCTTGCCCACAAGCTGGGCAAGGACTTGTCTTTGGATGAGGGGAATATGCTGCGCAAGGTTCTGACGAAGAAAGGCACCGGCAAAACAGCCAAAGTGAAGAAGGTTCTTCACAGCAAGTTCATTCAGGGCTGTATTGAAAAGGAAATGAGTACAGTATCCGCCGAGCGCCTCTGGGATACTTTTGAATATTTCTCCGGCTATGGTTTTAACAAGTCACACGCCATATCCTACTCCATGATTTCTTTCCAGTGTGCTTGGCTTCTAACCTATTATCCCGAGTGCTGGATGGCAGCGTTCTTAGATAAGGAACCAGAGACCCGCAAAGAGAAAGCAATCGGAATCGCCAAACAGTTTGGCTTTGAGATCGAGCCGCTGAATATTAATACTTCTGGTCGTGTCTGGGAGATCAGTGATGACGGGAAGAGACTTATCCAGCCTCTAACTTCTATCAAAGGCTTAGGCGATGTAGCAATTGACCAGATTTTCATCGGCCGGCCATTCGAGAAAGTTGAAGACTTCCTATTTAATGAAGAGATGCGCTATTCCAAGCTTAATAAGAAGTCTCTTGATGTTCTGATCCGATCAGGAACTCTGGCATCACTTATGGATAACCGTTTCACGGGGATGAAACATTTCTGGTCTGCTGTTGCAGTTGACCGGCCACGAAAGATTAAGAATCTTGAAGAGAACATCGAGTTGTACGCCCCAGAGGGAGATTTCTCCGAGGAGGAAAAGATTCAGTCTCTCGTTGATTTAACTGGGCAGTTCCCGATTCATCGAGTTGTGAAGGAGGATGTCATGGAGAAACTAAATGCTATGGCCATTCCTCCCATCTCCGAGTATGACCCAGCCTTGCAAGTTGTTTGGTTGGTGCCAAGAAAGATTGTACCGAAGAAGACGAAGAACGGCAAAGACTATTTGATTGTTGAGGCCACAGATTCTAATTCTTCTAATATCCGGATCCGGTGTTGGGGAGTAGATGTGCGAGGTGGAGACAATATACAATTGAATAAACCATATCTTATTCGCCCACAATATAATATGGAGTGGGGTTTCTCTACTAGGGGACGAGCGTTTAAAACATGGAAAGCGCTTGCATAGTTAATTCAAGTGTGTTATAATGAATATATATGAGGTGATATATGGGTGATTTTTGTACAATGGTATTTGCCGTCTTGACGGCCCTATTTGTCTACGGTTATCTCAAGGGAGAATAATTAATGAGTAGAATGCCATGTAAAATAGGGTTTACATGTGGGAGTTTTGATCTCCTACACGCCGGCCATGTTCTAATGTTAGAGGAAGCCAAGAAGCAGTGCGGCCATTTAATCGTGGCGGTTCAAGCCGACCCCAGCATCGACCGCCCCCATAAAAATCGACCAGTACAAACTGTCGACGAGAGAGTGATGGTCTTGCGAGGAATAAAATATGTGGATGAGATAAGAACTTACACCACAGAAGCAGAGTTGTATGACATGCTATTCCTAGTCGGACCAGATATCAGAATACTGGGGGCTGATTGGGAAGGTAAAAGTTTTACCGGCGAGGATTTAGGTTTCCCGGTGTTTTATAACAGCCGCGGCCACGAGTGGTCGTCTTCAGAACTCAGACAAAGAGTTTATGAAGCAGAATTAAAGAAAAGAGCTTGACACAGACACCAGCGGGTGTTATAATATATATAGAAAAGGAGAGAGTATGACTATTCCAAATGAAGGAAAAGTATTATTAGATTTTTATGCAGATTGGTGTGGACCATGCAAGGCGATGGGCAAGACCCTTGACGAGTTCCAAAATACATCCGAGGTAAAATTGATGAAGATCAATGTAGACCAAAATAGAGAGCTTGCCCAGCAATACGGAGTCCGAGGGATCCCGTGCTTTGTGGCTGTTGACAACGGTGTTGAAAAGAGTAGAGCCGTCGGCATGCAAAGCTTACAACAACTTAAAGATTTAACAATTTAATATAACTGTGGAGGTTAGTATGTTCGGTAATGATACCGCTATTGTAGAACAAGTCCGTGATGAAAAGGCGGAAAAAATGATTGAGTATATCAGGAGCCTTAAGGCTATTGAGGATGCTATTGAACCCTACGCGGAGCAGAAGCGTGAATTGAAGAAAGATTTCAAAGAACAAGGCTGGCTCACGAAGGAAGAGATTTCACTAACAGTGAAAGCTTATCGGCTAATGAAAAAAGACACAGATATCAATCAGTTTGTAGATATCTTTAATTCTTTATCCGATGCTGCCAGAGGCGGCCGTTGATTTTAGAATATCACTCGCTGCCTCACTGCAAGCATAAGCCTGTAAGAGCAAATCCATCCGATGCTGGATTGGATTTGTGTTACAACCCTGAAAATGGGATCGGAACCTATTTCGAGGCTGGTGCAAGTCTTATCTTGCCAACCGGCCTCAAGTTCGGAATCCCACACGGGTATATGCTCCAGATTATGAACCGCAGTGGAAACGCTGCAAAGAAGCACTGGATAGTTGGCGCATGCGTCGTAGACTCTGGATATAATGGAGAGGTTTTTGTGAACCTACACAACATGTCCGGATACGGCCATCGTCTAGAGGCTGGTACCAAGATTGCACAGGCAGTACTTATACCGGTTGTGCCTGTAAGGTTTATGGAGACGAGCAATGACAACCTCTACGATTGGTACCCTATTACTATTAGTGGCCGTGGCGATGGGTCTCTCGGATCTACTGGAGATTGAGCTTGATAACAGACGATCTGGTGGCGGAAGCCATAAAGACAGTCTACGATCCAGAGATCCCCATAAACGTATATGATTTAGGTTTAATTTATTTAATAGAAATTGAAGACGAGAGAAATGTTAAGATTAATATGACACTTACTTCAGCAAACTGCCCCTTCGCCCAACAAATACCAGTAGAGGTGAGGGAGAAAGTTTTACAGATTGATGGTGTTGAGGAAGTGACTGTTAAATTAGTGTGGGATCCCATTTGGGGAGAAGAGCACATGTCAGGGGCCGCAAGGTTAGAATTAGGATTATTATAGGAAAGCCAATGAATAGAAAACAACGCCGCGCCGCGGCAAAACAATCAAAACAAGCCGGCCAAGAAGAGGTGGCAGAAAAGATAGCATTGTTTGGTCTAATGCCGGACCACTGTTTGACATGCGAGGAACCATTCGATAAAACAAATAAGGAGATGGTCGAGGCATGGAGTGTGGTGGTCAGGGAGGAGAAGGAACTAGTGCGCCTGTATTGCCCAGAGTGCTGGCAAAAGGCCAGAGAGATTTTAGAAGATTTCGAAAAGCGTCTGCGAGAAAGAGGAGAAGAATAATGAGAGACCCAGCTATCGTAGCTGCCATCGCCGCCGGCGAGGAAGCACAAGATATACTTGAAAATATACAACAACTACACAATGAGTTGGCCAGAGTGTTATACGAGACAACGCTAGAAAATCTCATGGCGCAGCAATCGGAAGCTTTGACTAATATTAATGTCATGTTGCATTCTCCAAATAGGGATTTTGATGAAGACGGGGCCATAAAGGGCATGGTGAAATGGGCTAAGAAGCTTGGTGAGGCTGACTCTGCTATCCAAGCTTTGCATGCACACCTTGACCGCGGAGAAGAGTCGTGAAACTTTGTTTAAGTTTTGACGATGTACTTTTGGAACCTCAGTACTCAAGTGTCCAGAGCCGAAATGATATTAAAATTAGGCAACGTCTGAGGGGTGTTGGTAGTTACAATCTGCCGATTATTTCTAGTCCCATGGATACAATCACGGGTGAGGCCATGGCAAAGATTATGAGCCAATCCGGCGGCACCGCGATTCTCCACCGATACAATACTATTCCAGAGCAGGCCAAAATGGTTATGGGTGTAACTAGCAAGGGTCATTCTGTCGGCGCCGCCATTGGCATTGGGGAAGATTGTGTTGAACGCGCTATTACTTTAGCCCGCGCAGGAGTTAGTTTTCTGTGTATTGACGTCGCTCATGGACACCACAGCAAAATGGAAGAAGCTCTGGAAAAGTTAAGACATGCTCTGGGCTCCGAGATGCACATTATGGCTGGTAATGTGGCCACCTTACAAGCCTTCAATGACTTGGCCGATTGGGGTGCTGACTCAATTCGGGTCGG